CACTATCTCGCTCACGATGCAAGTGAGGGAAGGCTAAACCATGGCAACGATCATTGGATTCGGCGGAACCGGGACGCTCAACTTCAACGCCGGTGGCGCGACGACGTTCCCGGTTCGGAATGTCTCGGTGTCGTTTGAGCGCGCATCGCTCGACGTAACCACGCTGACGGACTTCCGCGAGAAGCGTGCCCCCGGTCGCATCCGCAGGACGGCGACGTTTGAAATGCTCGCACAAGACAGCACGACCGACAACAATCTCCGGACGCACCTGTACCCGACCACGCTCGCCGACGCGGTCAACCGAAGCGTCGTGTTGACGTACACCGATCAAGGGTCGATCGCGTACACGATCACGGGGCACATTACGAGTGCGTCGCGCACCGACGATGGCACCGGGCCGGGCATCTGGTCGCTGTCCCTGGACGAAGCCTGATGCCGCGGGACCTGACCCATCTCTTTGCCAAGACGCGGCGCGTCGAGCATCCCGAGCTCGGCGTCGTGCTGGTCCGCGAGGCCACCATGGAGGACTACCTCCGGGCAGGCGCGGATCGGTGGTGGTTCGCGTCGAACCTGCAATGCGAAGACGGCTCGGCGTTCGTAGCCGACGCCAGCGACCTCGGCCGGCTGCGGGCGGAACTGTCCGACTGGCTGCTTTCGGAGGTGACGAAGAAGCGCCCTACTCCGCCGCCGAACGGCGGCGCTGGCGCAACGGAGACGAGGCAACCCGAATGACGATGCCAGGCAACATCGCCGCGACCGAGTTCACCACGCTCGAGCGTTGCGAGTGGCTGCTTTCCTGCATTGCCTGCACCGTGACGCGCAAGCCTGCCCACGAACTGCTCCCATGGGTCCGAAGCGGCATCCAGGAGCTCGGGAGGTCGCTCAATGGCTAAAGAAATGAAAGCCGTCATCCGGGCCGAGGTGGACCCGTCGGGCGTCGTGCGCGGCGTCAACGACGTCAACCGCCAGCTTGGGAAGATCAACAAGGCAACCGCCGCCACGGCCATCGCGACGGGAATCCAGGGCGTTTCGTCGGCGCTCGCCATGATGCGGAACGTCCTCGAGCAGATCGACCGACGCAACCTCGAGATACAGGAAATTGCGTCCCGGTTCTCGCCGCAGGCTCGGGCCGCGCAAATGCAGACGGAGCTTGCGAAGATGCGCCAAAGCATGGCGCTCGGTCCTGTGATGGCGTCGGAAATGCAGGCCGTTGAACAGGTCAAGCAGCGGGCGATCTCGTCAGAAACACAGCGGCTTATGGCTGCGCCGGCTGGCTCGCAGGCCGCAGCCGAAGACTTCAAGAGCTTCTTCACCGAGATGGCCGACCGGCTGCGCGAGTATCCGGGCCGAGTCCTGGGAGGCGGGCCGATTGCGAACCCTGTGGCTAATCCGATCCGGCGGTTCTACAACCCGTTTGGGGAGGACTTCTTGAGCGGGCAAGGCCTCGCCGGCGGCATGGGATCGGCGAGAGGCATGTCGTACGCCGAGAAGACGGCCCGCGGCATCGAGAAGATGGCGAGGGAGAACTAATGGGCACGTTCACCGTCGAAGAGTTCAAGGAAAGCCGCAGCTACCAGCTGGAGGCGTTCCCGAACGAGTGCTCCCTAACGGCCGTCTACACGGTCACTTGGACGCCTTCAAACTCGTCGGACCCGTATCCCGGTTACCCGGCCATGCTGGCGGCGGTAACGAAGCCACGCCAACGGCCGACGAGTTCACTCCACGAAAGTGATACCTATCACAAGACGCTAGTAAGCCGCGAGGTAACCATCACGGCGCTGGTCGAACGGACATACGCCTGGCGTGTGACTGTTCGCTATTCGACCCGCGGCCCATTGCAGGACGGGGCCGGGCAATTCTGCATCGTGACCCGCTCGACGAGCATCCGCCAGGCTGCGCTCTACCGATCGGGCGCGACGCTGCCAACGAACGGAACACCGTCGGGCTTTACAGACATCGCCGGCACGGCGGTCGATCTGAACGGCAACCCTCGCGAATACGAGGTCCCGCAGACACTTGTCTCGGTCGAAGTGTGGTGGGATCGCACCCTCCCGAGCGGGACGCCGGCGGCCGAGCCCGCCTACTCGACGTACAGCAGCACCGTCGGCAAGCGCAACAACGCCACGTTCATCGGCTACCCGCAGGGCTCGCTCCTATACCGCGGCTTCCAAGCTGCGCCGATCGACAACTACTACCGCATCACCCACACCTTCCTGCACGACGAGTGGTACCACCTCGAGCAGATCCCGGCCCCGAACCCAACCGGGCAGCCGGTGCTGGTGCCTGGCGCGACCTACGGCTCCTTCCAAGTGCTCCAGGCCGACGAGATCTTCTGGTACCAGAAGTACACCTCGACGGCAGCGTTCAGCTCGCTCGTCACCGCCGCGCAGCTGGCGGAACTGACCGCACCCGTACCGACCGCGATTCCCTGATGGCCTACCAAGTGCCCATCTTCACGAAGGGGCTCTACGCGGGCGCGAATCGGCACGTCATGCAGGGCATGGCCGACGCCTCGAGGACGGTGTCGGCGTCGCAGCAGGGGCTCGCAAAGGCCCGGCAGCTGGTGGTCGGCGGCAACGTCGCCCGGCTTGGTCTGTGCAGCGTGTCGCAGGCGACGCTTATCACCGCGAACCGCTGGAAGTACCAGGTCGAGGCGTTCTACCCGCCGTCGCTCGCGGGCGGCGGAATTGCCGCGCCGAACTGCTCGAGCTTCGACTACCTCGAGGTCCTGAATCTGCGGGAGTATTTCAACACGGCGACGGTCGTGGACGGCATGGACATCACGACCCCGGCGAGCACCATTGGGCCCGTCGGCAGCGTGTGGAATGGTTCTGCGTGGCCTACGACCTCGCTCGCGGCCGTGGTGAATGTCTACGTCGTGTACGCCCTAGACGGGACCGCATGGCCGTATTTCGACCGTCCGAACCCAGTCCGCTGCACCGAAGAAGAAGGTGGTGGTGAGTAATGCCGAACGTCACGATCCAAACTCCCATCGTTAACCTGGTCATATGGCCGGGCGAGCTGCACTTCCTGACGGTGTACGTCCGCAACCTCGACACGGGCGCGGTATTCAATTGCACCGGCTACACGCTGAAGGGCAAGTGGACCATCGGCACGGCGACGGGCACGATCAACGGCACCTTCGTAAACGCAGCGAACGGCCATGGCACGATCACGACGCCCAGCGCCACCACGGCCACCTGGCCGAACAACGCCTGGGGAACGTTCACCGTGTTCCTCGATGACAACGCGAGCAGCGAGAACCTTCACGTGACCGACTTCAACTTCCGGACCGCAGGAGTGGACATCCCATGATCCCATCAATGTTCCGAAAGGCCATGGTCGGAGACGGCTCCACGCTCAACCTCGACTTCACCACGATGACCGCGACGGCCGACCTCACGGCTCGCGGGCTGACGTTCACGCGGGGCAGCACCGGCACGCGGATCAACGCCAGCGGCTTCGTGGAGACGATGAGCAACAACGTCGCCCGCTTCGACCACAACCCGACCACGCTGGCTCCGAAAGGGCTGCTCGTGGAGGGGACGGCGACGAATCTAGTCACCTACAGCGATCTTCGGACAACCGGGTGGGCTGGAATAAATGCAACCGGAACGAACGACAACGCGACCGCGCCAGACAATACAACCACCGCCACACTTTGGACTGGAACATCGGGCGGCATCAATCGAGCCTATTCCGCAGGCTTCAGCGTAACGAGCGGCACGACCTACACCATTAGTGCGTGGGTAAAGAAGCCGAGCAGCAACGCTGCGCGATATGCAAAAATTGATGTCCGATCATCTATCGAAGGGCTTATTGGCTGGCCTTCAAACGGGACGCTGGATCTAGATACGGGAACAATCAGCGGCACCGGATACACGGTTACTCCATACCAGAATGGTTGGTATCGGATTGTTTCAACCGGAACGGTCAACGCTACTACGACCGCTCGGATGTTTGTGCGTATTACCGATGCCTCCGGTGGAGAACCAACGGTAACCACCGCATTGCTATGGTGGGGCGCACAGGCAGAAACCGGAAGCGGTGCCAGCAGCCTAATCCCCACGGGCGCGAGTCAGGGGACGAGGAATGCGGATTCGTGCGTGATGACCGGGACGAACTTCTCGTCGTGGTTTGCGGGAGCGACCGAGGGGGTTTTGTACGCGGAATGCGAACGACCGAGGAAGATCATGTCGCCTGCTGTTGATCACGGAATTGTCGGTAGCCAGTATCAATCTGGCGGATGGCTGGCAATTAGCGCGACGGCAACCAATCAATATCCAGCAGCCGTCATTTTTCCGACAGGTGGATTCCAGTTTGCTGGAGGAATCGCCACGCAGATTCCTCTGGTCAGCAAGCAAGCCGTCCGATGGTTCGACGCGAATGACATCACGAATTTTGCTAACGGAACGCAAGGGACGACCAATACGGCTGGCACCGGAACGGTTACGCCAGCGATGCTGACTATTGGTGCAAACTCTACGAGCGGCGCACAAGCGGATTTAGACTGGCTGAACGCTTGCGTCAGGCGCGTGAAGTTCTGGCCCGTTGCTCTCCCCAACTCGCAAATCATTGCACTTACCACACCATGACCGACTTCATGCTCCGCACCGACACCGAGGCGCAGATGGACGATGCGCTGGAAGCCGCAGGACTGCTGGTCGAGATCGATCAGGGCGGCGGCGAACTGGTCCTTATGCCCGTCGCGGGCTGCTATGTGGACCGCATCGGGCCGATCCCGGCGCAGCTCGACCCCGAGGGCGAGGTGATTCGCGACGGCGACAGCCGGTACCACCTGAACATCCGGGTCACGTTCGAGCTCACGCCCGACCAGGTCGAGGCGCTGCCGACGTTCACGCCCGAGCCGACCATCCCGTACCGGGTGTTCGCGTGAAGGCCGCCGCGGTCATCCTCCCGCTCACCGGCTGCGCGTCGGCTACGGCGATCATCGCGCAAGAGACGAACACCGTGCGCGGCCGCGCCGGTAGCGCGAAGCGGCACCTCGACGCCGCCCAGGCGGACCTTGAGGCCATCGAGATCGCCGCGGCCGAGGTGCACCAGCAGGTGGCCTACGTCTCGGATGACGAGCACCCCGTCTACCAGACGCTTCAGTACCTCTCCATCGCCGTCATTGCTGCGGCCATCTTCGGCGCGATTTACTACATCAGAGGTCGGAAATGACGCTCCCCACATACGCATACACGCTCTGGCTCCTCGGGCTCCTGGTCATCACGTTCGCCGCAGGCTGCTCGGTCGGCCTCGGTTTCGCAGCTCGCCGCGCACCTCGAAAGGCTTCCCATGCTCGCAAGCGTTGAATCGTTCCTCGGCTCCCTGTGGTTCGGGCTTCTCCTCGGCGTGACCGGGCTGGTCGCCGGGTTCATCTACTGCCGTCGGTCGAAGAAGTGAGCAAGCGGCGCTGCTGCTGCACCGGTGGCGTCACGCCGTCGCTACCAGGGTGCGACGAGTTCCCGCAGGAGGACTACCAAGTCCTCATCTGCCTGAATCTCGTACTGACTGCGCCGCAATGTTTCGACTGGAGCATCAACCCATGCTCCAGCACGGCTATCTGTGACTGCGGCGAAAGCACCTACGAGTACGAGATGACGTCGTATCAGAGTTCATTCTCCTGCGTCATCAATTCCGGCGCGGTCCTGTCAAAAGGATGGCTATCTCGCAACAGCGGCGCGGCTGCCGATGGCTGCTACTGCTGCGACGACGTTGTTGAGTACCCGGTCACAGGGAAGATGGCTGCGTCTGTGTGCTATGTCACCGAGGCGAACGGCGGGCCGGGATCACCATGTATCGCCGAAAACTACGTCTACTCGTCAACGAATCTCTATTCCGCGACGCGGTTCAACATCTTCGGCATTGGGTATCTGCGCCTCGAGTTCCGATTGAGCGTGGACGTCGATATTCCCGCCGGGACGTGCGACGTCGTGGCCGGCTGCCCGGCGACGCCGCAGACCGTGAACCTTGCGCCCATTCAGACAACGTACACGGCGGCGCGGTGGATCATCGTCTATAAGAAGGCCACGCCGCCAGGGACGCCGGAAGACCCAGACTGCTGCTGGTGCCTGGCAGGCGTCGACGTCCAGGCGGGCGGATTGCCTGGGCAGAACGACCGGCCTGGCGATTGCTGCGACACGGGGCTCGAGTACCCGGAGAACTGCTGCCGCCAGTACACGCCGAGCGGGGCATGCAGCTGCAGGTTGGTCGCTGGAACGAATGACTGCACAGAGCCGATGGACACTTCATCCCTTGCGTACATCTACTGCGGCTCTCCGCCGCTCACGTTGAGGTGCACCCATGTTCCATGTTGAGACGCGGCTCTCGAACCGTTTCGGCACGTTCATCGTCAGGATGGGCCCGGAGACAGCGACCGTCGAGCGCGAGGGCGCGCCCGTGCCGGCCGAGCCTGGCATTGGGACCGTGGTCGCGAAAGTGACATCTGCAGCAGGCGTCAAGCCGTGCGGCGGTTGCAAGCGTCGCCAAGCGCAGCTCGACAAGGCCACGCCGCGTTACGTTCGCCGGCTGCTCGGTTGGGCGGGGCGGGTCCCGCTTCCTTGGAGCAGCTGACGCGCCTGCTCATCTGCCTGTGCCTGTTGGCGCTGTGCGGTCACCATTTCGGAGTAGTGCCGGGAAAGCGCCTGGTAGGTCCCTTGGCGGACGGCCGAACGTACGAGCCAGTAACCGACCAAGAACATGGTCGGGATGGCAAGTATCCACAAGAAGCAAACAACCCCGGTCCAATCCTGTTGCGGCATCGGGAACGGCGTGTAAGGTGTTTGCATGGGCAGGATTCCAAAGTGGGCCCGGGACCACCGCCGGGAGGTGCAGGAGTTCGCGGTCGTGCTTCGGCACGGTCGTTGGCGGCCGGCCACCTACCTCGGGAAAGCATGGTTCTCCCATGGGACCGAGATGCGCTACCGGCTTGGAGCAGGGTACGACCAGGCGCAGCGTTGGTGTGAGGTCGCGAACCGGGATCGGCTCAAGGCGAAGCTCGAGTGGCTGCGGCGTCGCGATTTAACATAATCCGGCCCCGTACCCGAACCCGTGCCGAAAATTGTAGACGAACGCCAATAAGGTCGATATCCTGACGATCGCAAGCGGAGCGGCGCAGGACTACGAACGTCTCGTAATCCATGTTCCGCTTCCTGATGAGGAGGCAGCATGAAGCACGAGATCGTTCCCGTCTCGACGGGCCACCTGACCCCGATGCAGCGGGTGCAGCGCAACGAGGAGGCGGTGGCCGCCGTGGCCCACGCCGTGAAGAAGTCGTACATCAAGCGCATCGGCGATAAGGGCTACCTCATGGTCGCCGGGGCACAGGCGGTCGGTTCGAGCCTGGGCTACACGACGGCCGTCGAACAGCTGCGTTACGTCCCGCCGACCGAGCACCTTCCCGGCTACTGGGAGGCGACCGCGGTGGTCTACGACCAAGGCGAAATCGTCGGCCGCGGCATCGGCAGCGTGTTCGAGGACGAGCGGCAATGGTCAAAGCGTGACTATTTCGCTCGCCAGATGATGGCGCAGACGCGGGCCACCGGCCGGGCGCTGAAAGGCGTAATGGGGTGGGCGACCGCGTTGCTCGGTGCCGAGGCGAGCCTTGCCGAGGAGATGCCCGCAGACGGCTCTACGATGCCCCAGGAGGCGTCCGAAGCGCCGCGGCGGCTGCCGAGCCCACCGAAGGCTCCGAGCGCTTCTAAAGGGCAGGAAGGCGGCCTTCGCCGCGTTCGCAGCGTTCTTGCGGCAATCCAAGCCAAAGAGTCTAAGGCCGGGAAGCCGTACTACCGCGTCGGCCTTGAAGCGCAGGACGGCGTGACCGAGTGGTTCACGTCGTTTGAGGAGGTGTCGATCTCGCCAGGCGTCCTAGTCGAGGTCACGCTGAAGCCGTACCGGGATGGCGAAGTGGTCGCCGACGTTGTCGCCGTGACGAGCGACGAGGAGGTGCCGTTCTGATGGCCCGCAACCATTCCAGCGACGTTTTCCGCCTTGCGCCTTGTCTGACCTCGGACGAGCTGCTGGTGCTTCTCGCCCTCGCTGATTACGGAGAGCGGATCTTCCCATCGCAGGCGGCGCTTGCAGCCAAGACGAGGCTCCACCGCAGCACGGTCAACAAGGCGCTCCAGTCGCTCCGGAAGAAGGAGGTGGTGCAGGCCAAGGGCTTCGGGAAGGCGCTTACCTACATGCTTGACCTGTCGCCCGCAGCGACAGGTACCTGTCGCTCGGAGCGACAGGTGGTGTCGCCCGCAGCGACAGGTGGTGTCGCTCCCAGCGACAGGGATCCTAACTATAGAACTAACCATCAACCTAACCCCGTGGCGGCTGACGCCGCACAGGGGGGGAGGCAGGATTTCGATGAGCTGGTCAAGCGGATCCGAGTTCGCGATCCTCGAGCCGACATCGACGCGCAGCGCCGGGTCTGCTCGAGGGTGTTTGAGCAGCACGGCCTCGCCAAGGATGACATGCCGCCAGCCTGGCGTCTGCTGTGCTTGAACTGGGCGCGGACCGGGAACTCGCCCTACGACGTGCTCCAGCGCATCGTGACTAGCCTCGAAGGCGCTCGCGACGTTCGGGCGGTGGTGCTGCACAAGATCAAGGGGGTGGCAGCGTGAGGGGACCAAATTGGAAATCTCGGTGCGAGAGAGAAGTGAAAAGGAATATCGACATCGCTTTTGTTGCTGACCAATTGCGAAATGAAATCGTTGCATTGCGCGGGCAAATTGATCTATTGACCTTTGAGCGCGACGAGGCGAGGCGGGAGGTGTGCAGGAACGAGGCCAACCATCTACCAACTATGGCTGATCCACACAGAGAAGCAAGGCGGCGTGGATGGGACTGCTTCAAGGAGGACGGCAAGTGAACGCCCAACAACGCCGAATCCATGAGATCACCACGTTCCTCGAGGTGAATCGCAAGCACTTGCCAGGCGTGGTCGCCACGTACCTCGAAGAGCTGCTGTACATCTACAAGCACCTCGCCCAGGCCAGCGCTCGGCAGACGCAGGAAATCAGCGACCTCCGGGCCTTGCTGTACGGCAATCCGGACGCGAAGCACGACCGGCCACCGGCTACGCCTCCGCAAGTGTGGCGGCAAGGGCAATGGGTGGACGCATGACCCAGTCACGCAGCAAGGGCAAGCGGGCCGAGCTCGAAGCAGCACGCGACGTAGGCGAGCTGCTCGGCGTCATGTTCCACCGGACGCAGCAATTCAACGGCAAGGGGTCGGGCGACATCGAGCCCATCAAGGGGCCGAAGACCGTGCATTGGGAGGTGAAGCACTACAAGGCAGGGCTCACATGGTGGGTCAAGCGAAGCGAGGACACGGCGCTCCTCGTCGCAGGCGAGCTGTGCTACTGCCGGCTGAATCATCTGCCGGGCATCCTGCGGCGCAACTACCTCGCGTACAGCAGCGTGACATGCGGCTTTGCCGAGCGGTGGATGCAGCAGGCAGTACGCGATGCGAAGACCGACCAGGTGCCTGTCGTGGTGTGCAGGCAGGACCGTTCGCCTTGGCTGGTTGTGTGGCGTCGAGAAGACACCGAGCGCATGATCGACGCCGTGAACGGGATTGCGAATGCGACGGTTTAGGTTCGAGGGCGAGCTCGGTAAGGCATACGACCATGGCAAGTCCATGCAACATGCACGACCAGGGTCATGGGGCAGAAGGGCCAAGGCGTTCAAGGCTGTGCATGTGCAATGCGCCAAGTGTGGAGCAATTGCCGAGCTCGAATGCGACCACATTGTGCCACTTCACAAGGGTGGATCGGATGAATGGTCGAACTTGCAAAGCCTTTGCCGACAATGCCATGCGATAAAAACCGCAACGGAGCAGGGGAAAGATTGTGGCAAAAAAATCGCCCAGTTCCGCGACCCGATCGGATAATGGGTCCCCCCCATCGCCCCCGAGGGGGGGAAATGGGCAGGGCCACCGCGGCGTAGGGACCGCCCAAACAGACAGACGTCGCAAGCATCGGCGCACGCCGGGTTTATGCGCCGACGCCGCGGACGCCTACGCCCGTGCGGTGGTCGATGGGTCGATCGTGGCGAACGCCCGCATTCGCGATTCGTGCCGTCGGTACCTCGCCGAGCGGGCGAAGCCAGGCGAGCACGGCGTGTGGTGGGACGAGCAGCTCGCCGAGGACGCCAGGGCGTTCGCCCTGAAGTGCGGGCAGGGCGCGGAGGCTGGCGCGGGCCAGCCGCTCGTCTGGATGCCGTGGCAATGCATGGTGGCCATGATCCTGCTCGCCCGTCGGCGCATGGTGGACGGCCGCAAGTCTGACACGCCAGCCACGAAGGCGCTGCTCTTGGCCGTCGCCCGCGGCAACGGGAAGACCGAGTTTGCGGCGAGCCTGCTCATGGCGGCCATGCGGGACGGCTCGACGCGGCTGGAGTTCGCGAGCGTCGCGCCGGATTCGCGGCTCGCGCAGAAGACGTTCGAGCGCATGGCGGTCATGTCCGAGACGCTCGGCGTCTCCGAGTGGAAGTCAACCGGCGGCTCGACGCCAGCGCACCCTGGGCGGGTGAAGCACGGGAACAATCGCTACATATCGCTCCCGTGCACCGACAAGGCGCTCGACGGGCTCACGACCCGCATGGTCATCGCCGACGAGGTCGCCCGCATGGAGAAGGCATTCGGCCGGCTGCTGACGGGGCTCGCCAAGTTCCCGACGTCGCAGCTGCTCGCCATCACGACGCCCGACCCCGAGCAGAAGACCCGGCCCATCTGGGGCTACTGGGACGCCCTCGAGCGGGCCATCGCCGACGGCACCCCGTACCCGGCTGGCTGGTGGCCGATGCTCTACGGCCTCGAGCAGGATGACCAAGCCGCGGACCCGGCCGCCTGGCCGAAGGCGCACCCGGCGCTGAATGTCATCATCGACCCCGGCCAGCTCGAGCTCTCGGCGCGGACCATGCTCGAGTCGGGCGACCCGGCGCAGATTGCCGAGTTCGAGACGCAGCTGGCCTGCCGGTACCACGAACTCGCGACGACCGACATCGACCTTGCCGTGCTTGAGCGGCAGATGCAGCCGTCGGACTGGACCCGGCTCCAGGGCGCGCCGGCGGTCATCGGGCTCGACCTGTCCCGCGGTGGATACGGGCCGCAGCTCGACCTCACGACGTTGTGCCTGATGGTCGTGGACGGCGGCGTGATCCGGGCGCGGAACGTCTCCTGGTGGGCAGGCACCGACATGGGGCGCGACGAGAAGCGGTGCAAGCAGCCGCTCGGCGCGTGGGTCGAGCAAGGCTACCTCCGCCGGATGCCCGGCGAATGGCACGATATGACGGTGGTCGAAGCAGAAATCGAGAACCTCATGCACCAATTCGGGGTCAGGAAGATCGGCGTTGACCCGCACCCAAGCCAGGCGAAGGACATCAAACGGTGGATGGACAAGGGCTGGCCGATCGTCCCGGTCGATCAATCGATCCGCACGATGGCACCGGCGTGGAAGCTCTGGGGCGACCTCCTGAAGTCGAAGCAGCTGTTCTACGAGCCCGACCCGGTCCTGCGGGCGGCGCTGAACTCGGTGCGTTTGATCGCCGACAACGTCGGCAACATCCGCCCGGTGAAGGGCCGCAGCTCGGGGAACACCGACGCCGTGGTCGCCGGCAACATGGCGGCGCTGCTCATGGAGCATCACCAAGTCCGCACGGCGACCGGGTTGAGCGCGTCGACTTGTCCGCTCGGATAGTCCGTGTTTGCCGGAATTGGCCTTGACGATTTTGGGCACTTGTGTTCTATGCGACCGTGGGCTTCTTCTCACGGTTCTTCGGGTTCAAGTCAGGCGTCGCGATCTACACGCGACCAGAGCCTGTCATGGCCGGTCCGGCCGATGGGATTCCCGCGGTCCTGCGGGCGACGCAGCTCATTTCGGCTGACATCGCCCGGCTGACGGTCAACGTGTACGACAACGCCGGGCAGAAGCTGCCGGATCACCCGGTGGCCATGCTCCTCAACCGTGACGCCAGCCGGTGGCAGTCGGGCTATGAGTTCCGGCGGTACACGACCTCGACGGCGCTGATGCACGGCAACGGGCTCGCGCTCATCCGCCGCGGCTCGGACGGCTCGGTCGCCGAGCTCCAGCCGGTGCCAGCCGACGCCATGAGCGCCGAGATCCGCGACGATGGCGTCGAGTACCGCGTCGGCCAGACCGTGCTCGCCCAGGATCAGATCCTCCACATCGGCTGCTACCCGGATCACCTGAACCCCTGCTGGTACCGCTCGCCGCTCGAAGCAGCGCGGTGGACGATGCAGCTGGCGGCGGACGAGTCGGCCGCCCATGCGTCGCTCGTCAAGACGGGCAGCATGGGGAAGGTGGCGATCACGCACCCCGGTGCCATGAGCGACCAGACCGTGCAGGCCATCCGGGACGCCTGGATGAACATGCACGCGACCGCGGACGGCGCATCGCGCCCGCTGATCCTGCGCGAGGGCATGAAGGCCGAGAAGATCAGCGCCGAGACGTCGGGCACCATGCTCGAGTCCCGGCGCTTCTCGGTGCAGGAAATCGCCCGCGCCTTTGGCGTCCCGCCGGAAATGCTGTTCCAGCAGGGCGGCGGTGCGCTTTCAAGCCAGGCTGAAACGGCCCGCGCATACGCCGACGGGGCCATCGCCGCATGGGCGAGCGCATGGGAGTCGGAGCTCACGCGCAAGCTGTGCGGTCCCGGCGAGACGGTCCGCATCGACACCACCCCGATCACGCGGGGCAACCTCCGCGACCAGGGCATGGCGTTCTCGAAGCTGGTGCTCGCAGGCGTGATGAGTCCCAACGACGCAAGGCATTACCTCGGGCTGCCTCCCGTCGAAGGGCTCGACACGCCGTCGGTCACCATGCCGGGCGGCGCGTCGGCCGCCACCGGGCCTGACAACGAGGAGGCCGAGGATGCTTGAGGTCCGTACGACGAGCTTCGAGCGCCAGGGCAACCGCATCGCCGGCTACGCCGCGGTCTACGACGCCCCGAGCCATCCGCTGGTCGTTCGCAGCGTCAACGGCGGCAAGCCGTTCACCGAGCGCGTCGCCCGCGGCGCATTCGACCGGAGCCTCGCCGGGAATATCTCGCTGCTGGTCGGCCATGACCGGCGCGAGCTGCTCGCAAACACCAAGAGCCAGCGCCTGAAGCTCGCGAGTGACACACGCGGGCTGGCGTTCGACGTCGAGCTGCCCGACACGCAGCGGGCGAAGGACGTCTACGCGCTGGTCGATTCGGGCGTCCTGTCCGAAATGTCGTTCGGTTTCATCGTTCGCTCGGACGCCTGGAAGGGCACCGAGCGCACCCTCGTAGACGTTGATCTACGCGAGGTGTCCATTGTCGAATCCGGCGCGTACCCGCAGACGGCCGCCGAAGCTCGCACCTACAGCCGAGCGCTCGCTCGGCTTCGTCTGCGGTACCGGAGCATCACGCTATGAAGCAGGCAGAAATCATCGAGCGCCGCAAGGCGATTGAGGCGGAAGTCAACGGCATTCTCGCGAATGACGAGATCAACGCCGAGCAGGAAGCTCGTGCGACCGAGCTGATGGACGAGCTCAAGGAGCTCAACCAGAAGCGGTCCGCGGCCGAGCTGCGCGAGAAGTTCGCGAGCCACACCGTGCTGGCGAAGGTTGGCAAGGAAAAGCGCGAGCAGGCCGAAGACTGGCGGTCCTCGACCGAGTACCGCGAGCAGTTCCTCGGGTACCTGAAGGGCGGCCGTGCGCCGGAACAGCGCGAAATCATCTCGACCGCTTCGAGCAGCATCCTGATCCCGAAGCTGTACGAGGACGGCATCCTGAAGTACCTCGACGCGAACACGGTGGTCCGCAACCTCGCTGACATCCGCACCGGCGTCCAGGGCTACCCGACGCTGCGCTACAACAACCTCGAAACGGCCGGTTACACCTCGGCGTGGACGCAGCCTGACACGGCCACCACGGCGCGGACCTCGATCGACCCCGGTTTCACCGAGGTGCCGATCGCGCCCGTCCCGTGCATCCCGTACACCCAGGTGAGCCAGCAGCTGATCCGGCAGGCCAATTTCGACATCGAGGCCGAGGTGATGGACACGCTCCAGCGCCAGCTCTCGAAGAACCTCGAATGGGGCTACGTCGGCGGCTCGGGCACCAACGCGCCGACGGGCATCTTCACCGTGAACGCCAACGTGCATATCACGACGGCGACCTCGACGGGCACGACCCGCGCCTTGGCCATCACGGCCGGTGCAACGGTCGCGAAGCTGTCCGAAATGCGCTACACGAAGCTCCCGGCGGCGTACTGGGGCTCGGCGGCGTGGATTCTCCCGCAGGACACCTACGCGGCCATCGCGGGCCTCCTGGTCAACGGTGTGCCGATCTTCGTGCCGTCGGCTGACGCGGCGCTCGTCGGCGCGGCTCCGTTCACGCTCATGGGCCTCCCGGTCTACGTCACCGAGTACCTCCCGGCGCACGTCGCGACGGCAACCACCGGCAAGAACACGATCGCGGTCCTCGGCAACATCCGCGACGGATTCTCCGTGCGCGAGTGGGGCGGCATCGGCATGATCCGCGACGAGATCACCGCGGCCAGCTCGGCCCGCGTGATCTTCCAGGGCATGGCGTTCGCGAACTCGGCCTTCACCCGCGTGAAGTCGCTCGTGCAGCTCCAGGTCACCAACGCCTGACGGTTCTTCTCCTCCCATCGGCAGGGGCGTCGGGCTGCACCCC